CATTAGTAATCTTCTACTTAGTGTTAGAACAACGAGTTCTTCTTAACTGCTGTCCACTTCACACTGTCCAACATGATCTGTGCAGGTCCAATGAAGTTCTTCTCCCACAGTGCTAAGCGATCAATATGGTCATCTAGTCGAGTTAGCCCACCAGTCCACTCAATAAACCCGATCACATCAACCCCAGCAGGATTATTCTTCCGCAGTGGCAAGTAGTAGATTTTATCACCAGCTTGTAAACGATCTACTTCGGTATCCGAGATCATATCTAGATAGGCATTATGATTGTGAAGTGCCTTTACTCCAATTGGTGTTCCGGACTTGAGTCGGTTATGCTCATCAACCCACTTAGCATAATCATTGACGTTTGTGAGGAATGCGATCTCTGATGGGTTTTGTGCCATGAACTCCTTCTTGAAACTCTCTATCAATGCTTGAGTTGAGGCTGGGTTGGTGTTTAGAATTGAATATAGTGTCTGCTCTAACCAGCCACGAATCTTCTCTGAGAATTTGCCAGACTTAGACATCTCTAATCCCATGGCTTTGAGATAAGGCTTCTCTTGTGTGTACGATACACCCTCTAAGTCATCAACCAGTAGTGCATACTTCTTCTTCGCAACGAAGATCCCACCACGAACACTAATAGCTTCGCGCTCCATCACAAGTAGGTTATCTTGGCAGTTCATTAACTTTGCCCACTCATCTGAGATTGCGTTGATTTGACTCTGCAATGCGCCATCAGTGAACCGTGTGAGTAACTCTCGTGCCTTTGCATAATGCTCTGGGTTGGATGGGTCTAGGTTGGCTTTCTTGAAGAGTGCATTAAGGCTTAGGTAGATAGAGTCTGTATCCCCATAAGCAACATAGTCCACGGTTGGATCTAGTTTCTCACCAAGCCACTTGTTAGTGTTTTTGCTAACATAACGAATGCCCAGTTGACCGCTAAGTGTAATTGATTTTGCGTGATCGAGTGAGTAGTATCGGAAGGATGCGTTGCCAAATGCGCCGAAGAAGCTATTCAGCAAAATCTTCTTTGCTTGTTGTGAGTTATCCATAACCACATAGTTTGTATATTCTGAGGAGTAATACTGTTTAAGCTCCTCATCAGTCATATCTTGAATGTCCATTCACTGTTCCTTTTACTATATTGTTGATTATATTGAATTATAACAGAACCCAAGCCAAAAGTCAACCTAAATTCCACTGGTCTACTTGTGTAAATAGACCACCTGATTACTCATTTATTACAATTGAAGGACTCAACATGAGTCACAAAGTCTATGGTGCAAACCCAAACCAACCGGGACACAACAGCAAATACCATTATGTTTACCGAATCACCAACACAATCACTGGTATGCACTACTATGGTAAACGGTCTTCGACTCATCATCCATTGAGTGACTTAGGAACCAAGTACCGTTCTAGTAGCCTTAACAAAGAATTCAAACAAGACCAAATTGCCAACCCTCAGAACTACAAATATAAAGTGGTTAGAGTTTGCTCAACCCCTAAAGAGGCAATTCTGTGGGAGTCTTTGATTCATTTAAGACTTAATGTAGCTAAGCATCCAATGTTCATTAACCGAGTAAACCAGAAGTCAATTGGGTTTGGTACAGATGGGCTTACAACAGCAATTTGCTCTGCTACTAACCAAAATCTTGGGCTTGTGTCTTTAGATGATCCTAGATGGGATACTAATGAAATCGTCCACACAAACACCGGATGGCTCAACGCAATAGATGCATCCGGAACAATCATTCGAGTTCGTGCTAGTGACCCAAGATGGGAATCAAATAAACTTCAACACCCAAGCAAAGACCAGAAAACAATGAGAGACGTGTCTACAGGGAAGACTCTAAGAGTATCAACTCACGATGCTAGGATTGCTTCGGGTGAACTAATCTTCGTTAACACTCCACACCTCAGGATTACTAATGGTATTAATGAGAGACCGTACAAACTAGATGGGAGTAATACTATACCTAATGGTTGGTGGATTTGCTTTGTGAACTTCATCCCATTTGATATCATTGAATCCAGTACCGGAAATCTAGTTGCCAGTTGTGTTAACCCGAATGACTATGCTGAGGCTAATAACATATCAGCTCAATGCTTGTTAAGAGCTAAGGGTGAGTTCTATATAAACAAGAAGAGCTGGATATTTGATTACAAAGGACTCTACCTTAAACCAACTCATCTCTCAGAAAGCCTACTCAACACAATCGACAAACAGAAGAAAGCCGTGCTAGATTTGTTGGGCGGTTAAACTGCTATGCCTCGTCGCGCTAGTTCTTCTTTAGCAGCTAAGTAGTTCTTCTTATGTACAATAGACTTCTTCTTATCTGCCTTACGTCCAGCGTATAGGTCAGTCATAATCATTGGTACAATACCCTGTTTGGTTTGATCGTAAACTACCCCAGCGCCTGTAATGCAATATGGAGTTCCATCTAGTGCACTGGTGGCTACTTCCCCGCGTAAGACTGCTTCGTTCTCCATGTTTTCGCACAGCTTCTGCAATTCTGGACTAAGCTGATAATATGGAACCTGAGTCTCTGGGCTAATATTAAACATTCGGATCATGCTTGGGTATAGACTAGCAGCATCAACTGAGATCACACCATATTGTCTACCAACTTGTGGTTCTGCTACATAGCCACCTGGGAAAGTTTCTCCCTCCTCACGTTTAATCGGGGGGATCACGATATTGCTTTTAGTAGCATATTGCATTGTCAGAGCGTCTAACTTCTTAATAGTGCCGAAAGTATCACTGAGGTTAACACCACACATCTGAGCAACTGACACAGCAACTGACATTAAGTCTGTAGCTAAGTCGATCTCCACAACAAGCAAAGTATCTCGGATGTTATATGCTACAAACTTATCCCACTCAGTTTCGTAGAAGTCTTTAAACGATCCATTATGGTGCAGTTTAGAGACACCTAGTTCGTACTCGGCAACAGCATCTAAGCGATAACTGCTCATTGAGTGATAAGTGTAAGCCTTATAGATTTCCAAGTAATCGTAATCTGCAACCCCATAAAAGTCTACAACAAGCTGGTCTTTGCCAAAGACTGGGATTGTTCTAGTCTTTACTACACCAAATGGGCTCAACCTAGCGGCAGTCTTCTCGCCAAACAGCTTGGTTAGTCGCTTATAGACATAAACGTTATCGAATCCCTGTGTGTTCCAACCAGACAGGATATGTGGGTTGAGTTCTTGGTAGTATGTTAAGAACCCCAGTAGCATTTCCTTTTCATTCTGGAACAAGTGATATTCAACAGTGTATTTCTTGCTAATTTCGTCTTCGTATTCTAGTACAGCGTCACGGTTTGGGTCATTGTACAAGAACAAGTGGACCTTTTTAGACATGTTATCGTAAGTGGAGATTAGTGTGATTTGTTCATTGCAATCTTCTACGAGCTGTTGTACGCTAGTGCCGGGAGTTACAGTGGTTTCAATATCGTAGAATAGTGTGCGGAAGTCAGTTGGCAAGATTGGGTTCTTCTTAGGGAGCTCAGCAAACAACAGCACCTCTGGTGAGATGACACCGTGCACGTTCACATCACAGTCCTTCATCTCGCGCAGCCATTTAGAAGATTCAGCCAAGGAGTCAAAAGTAACCTTCTTAAGCTGTTCACCGTATAAGCCATAAGGTGCTGGTTGGTCGTTGCGGCTATTAATGTAATAAGATGGAGCAAAGTCATCGATGATAGTATCTACGAACGTGCCATCAATGCTGCGCCCACGGAAGAGGATCTTGCTACCATATACTTTGCCATAGATTGGGCAATCGATGTTCTGGAGATTGGGATAAGACATTACTGTTCCTTTGTTTGTTTTTTAACCGTAGCTCTAAGACTTAATTATAAGCTCTACACTGCGACTTCGGTGTTGAGTGACATCAATATACATCTTTTAGGAGATCGTTCACTGTAGAGCGTATTTGACGGCGTGTAGCCCAAGATATTCTGCTATAGCGTGTTGCTTTAGTAATTGCTGAGAATATACTGATTAATTCCTGTCATTGTGAAAGGTCTCCGTGTTGTCTATTATAACACCACGGAGACCTTTTGTCAACTCTTTGGGCTCTTCGATTTCTTTGTTTCGGCGCCACCTACATCCATATCTGCTTCTAGGGCTTTAATCTCCTGAGGGGACATCAAGCTGAGATATTCAAGTGCTTGGTTCTTGTTGCATTTGTAACGTGCTTGTACCATCTTGAGTTGTTCGTCTGCTTTTGAGGCTTTTGACCACTTTGCATAGAACTTCTTTTTAGGCAGGGCTGAGAAGAACCAATCGTGAACTTGAAGGTTAGACAATCCAGTACGATTAACCATATCAGCAAACAAGATTGTGGTCTTGTCCATTGAGAACCCACGAGTAACCATCCACGAGCTAAATTCCCGAAGCTGATCACTTGTATGTGGAGTCTTAGTCTCAGTCAACATCTTAATAGATTCGAATGGGGTTAGTGCCATACTAACCTGCCATCATTAGTTCAGTTAAGAATGCTGCGATTGTAATCTCTCTACTAGAGGCGAAGTTGCTTTGATAGTCATACTTTGCAGTTAAGATTACAGCATCAGCTAGGACTGGTTTGCCTGTGTTCACTCTGCTAAACTCTTCGTAGAAGCTCTGGAACTCGAATGAGTTAGCAAACTCAGCAACCCAATCTCGCATAGCCTTCCAATCTTTGTTTTCTAAAATGCCAATCAACTCACTGTATGTTGCATTGCCACCCTGCAAGACAATAGGTTTTAAAACACCAGCGATGGTAGCCTTTTGTAGTGTAGTGAGGATCTTGCGGAAGTCGGGGAAAGCAGACTTTACTACTTGTGCAACTAACTTCGGATCAAACTCAACATTCTCATTTTCTAGGATTGATTTTGCACGATTAAAAGCATCAATGATTAGAGCCTTTTGCTCCTCAGACTTGATGTCGAATTGGATGTGATTAACTCGTGATAAGATTGGATCAGGTACTCGAGATGCATAGTTGGTGGTTAGGATAAACAACACATTCTTAGCAAATGACTCAAGCAAACCACGCATAGAACCCATAGCTTGGGTAGAAAGGTTTTCACACTCGTCTAAGATGACTACTTTGCGTGAGCTGCTACCAAATGCGCTTACAGTAGTACAGAAGGCAGTTACCTTCTCACGAAGCATATCAATAGAGGTTTCCATTGAAGCATTTACAAATAGCGTCGATGCTTTAAGTTCGTTAGCAATTGCATAAGCACTAGTGGTTTTGCTAATACCGGGAGGACCCGAGAATAATAAGTGAGCACTGTTACCAGTAAGAGCTTCTTTAAGCTGGTCTTTAATACGGGCAGGGAGGATGATTTCATCTAAGTTAGCAGGACGATACTTTAATGCCCATACAACTTCTTTGTCTACTACTGTTAATGACATAATAGGTCTCCATGTTTATAAATTGTGATTAGATGCTAGTTTGATTCGTGTAGATGCGATTCATCTTTTGTGAGCTTGGGGTGAATTTCTTATGTACAACCCATTCGCCACCGTTCTCCTGCAAGTCTTGGTTCTTGAGGATCTTGATAGGTGTGGATGGTGTATAAGTTGGGGTGAAGTCTAATTCAATCATCCCGAATCGAACTGCAATGCAAAGGATGTTATTAAACCGAGTAATGTCCTCGTGATCCATAGCATGTTCAGTTGTGTCGTTCTGTGTTAGTGCTAACATTTCTTTGAAGTGAGCGATTGCCCAATTGTCATTAGCATCTTTAATGAGCACAGATGTTGTATACAGTTTCTTTGTGGTTTCATTTGCGACGCCAATCTTCGAAAGAAGACGGTTAACAGCTGCTGGGGATTTTATTAGTTTAGCAATTTGCATTAGGATCTCTTTATTGGTAGTATTGGTAGTGAGTTGACTGAGGAGCTGTTCCCCAGTCAACATAAACAAAGTTATGCAGCGCGGACTACATAGAAGTCAGAGTCATCACTCAAGAAGCGAACAGCACGATCGCCAATTGCAACCTTGTAGTCTGAATCAGTTGGGATTTTTAGTGTAGAGCGATCTAGTTTAGCTAGAACAGTAGCACCATTTGTCACGTCAAACTCAGTCTGGAAGCTATTAGAGTCTGCATAGTCTGCTTCTGTTTCAACTTGAATAGTGCTTGAGCCATCGCCACGGAAAACAACATACTTTGCATTTAATACAGCACATGCAGTCATCAATTGCTTAAACTGTTCTGAAGTAATGGTAAACTCATTACTATAGTCTGCATCTGTTAAAGGGCTAGTATCATCAGGTGGAGTAACAATCAAGTCTGAACTAGACCCAAAGAAGCGCATTTTCGTCTTGCCGTCTGTAATGCTCATTGTGCGTTCGTTTACAGTGATTACACGTGATTCACCTGTTAAGCTCAGCACGTTTAAGAAGCCATTTAAGTCATATACTGCGAAGTCTGCTTCAGCTGGAGTATGGTGAATACCCAGGATGTTCATAGCAGGGGAGATAGTAGTAATGGGTTCACCTTTCTTAAGGACTACGCCATTGTTAATCGCAGCAAATGTCTTAAGTGTTTTCAGGGTAGCATTATTCATTTAAAAGTGTTCCTTTTTTGGTTTTGATAGTATATGGTAAGTCGACAGATGATACAACAATGGGAATACCCATAAAGGATGCATCGGTTGATTTTCGTTTTTGGGAATATTCTAGCATCCCAGTCTCAGATGCTTCGTGGGTTAATTGGTCATATTCTGAGTCGGTTAAGCAAATCATTGCAATTTCGCTAGGTCCACCATACTCGTGAATAAGATCTACTAACTCGCTAATCATCGATGACTTCATAATCAGCTTCACTAATCTCCTCCTTGTTTTTGTGTTTAGGCTTCCGCTTGTAAGCAGTTTTTAAGTTAACTGTGCGGATTCTATACTGCTGATTCAAAGTGAACTGCTTTTCAAACAGCTCTTGTTCAACACTCTTTTTGTGTGATTTCGCACTCACCACATTCTCCTAGTTGTTTAAAGTTCGAAGTTTAGTGTTGAGTTACCCTCTGAGTCAACATCGACATAAAGGTCTTCCAAGTAAACTTGTAAACTGGATGGTGCTACTAAGTCTGATCGGTTGTAAGCAGGTTCGAAGGTTACTTCAACATAATCTGCACCAATTGCAGTAATACGATAGCCAATGTACTCACCCAAAGTGTCAAGCCATACATCTTCACCAATGTCAATGAGATTATAGACTGTGTTTGTGTTCATGTTGTGATCTCCGTGTTGTTTAATGTGTTTCTTTACTGTATGTGTATATTATAACAACTAAGGAGACCAATGTCAACCGTTATTCTTCCTCAGTAGGCTCTTTTATTGAAGATGGATTCACATAGAACACATCATTTGCAATTACAAACACATCATCACTCAATCGAAATGCTAAGTTTAGTAGCACACCCATCGAGTTTACAGAGTATCCAACCACTACTACTTGAGTCTCGGTAGCCTCTGTAGCATTGTTCGCATTAAATGTTAGTGTTGACCCAATAGTGAACTCAGTGTAAGGGACTTTTGTGTCTGGTGGGAAAATAGAGATCATAGCAGAGATGTAATCAGTGTTCACCACTTTGTTGCCCAAGAAGGCCTGTGGATTAGGCTGGTAGGTTTCAAAGGTTTCTGCTTCTGTAACTGCTGCTTCTGTAACTGTTTCGTTTGACATGGTCTATTCCTTTTGGTGTTTTAAAAAACCATCTTGACTATTGCCAAGATGGGTGTTTCTCTCTCATGAATTTATGGTTGCCAATATGAGCAACAACCACATACTTCTTCGATTGATGTGGGATTTTCCTCAGTTGGAAAAAAGTAGATCCTTTAGATGGATCCGTTTTAGTGCTCATGGCTAGTTTAGCCATTTGAACAGCATCCTGCCACGAGTCTGAATTTTGAGCCTTCATTACTCTAACTGCTTTAATAGAGAAGTTAGAAAACTGTTTTGGCTCTGTTAACACCTTACAAATTGGTTTAATTTTTGTCACCTTGCGATTTTTAATCACACCGGCAACAGCTAGTTGCCCCTTGAGGGATTCACCACGTGCTTCTAAGTAGATTGCCCCTGCTAAACAGTCAATCTCTGACAGTTTAACTTCAGTTCTACCAAATGCGCTAGTTGAAATAATAAGACTCAAGAATAACCCTGTTAGCTTTATTAACAAGGTCGAATGAAGCCTTGGCTACTAGAGCCGTGTTGACCAGCAACACCAGATTGAATTAAAGCAGATAGGGCATAATCTACAACCATTTCGCTGCTGTTCCTAGCAGATAGATGAGTTTGTGATCTTGTCAAGAACATCAATCTCTTGGGGTTTCCACCAGCAATCAAGCTAGTTTGTGCTAGTGTCTGTTTCATTGACATAAGCAGTTCCTCCTTACGAGTTAAAAGAAATATTTAGTTAGAGAACATAGCTTACAGAAACAACAGCACCATCAAATAGATTTTTAACCTCTGCTGCGATAGTATCTTTAATGCTTTGCATCTGCTTGATTGGTGAAGGATTACTATCAGAAGATGGAGACAAGTCCCAAGAACCAAACACATCAACCACCAATTCTGTTTCATCTGCCGCTGGGGACACTTTAGTGTTAGTCACTGTAAGATACTTCTGTTTTAGCAGATATTGTGCAATTGTTTGAGCCGAGGCTTTAGTTGTAGGTGTCGCAACTGTTACTGTGAGGATTGGTTTGTTTCCTACGAATTCATTGAAGGTTTTCATTTCATCTCCAGATTTAAATGATTAGTTAATGAGTTAACACAGGGCAACATAAATGCCCTAATACTTAATTACAAGCTCTACAACAAGACTTCTATCTAAAGTGACATCAATATACATCTTTTAGGAGATCGTTCACTGTAGAACTTATTTGACACTGTATAGCCCAAGATTTAGTAGCTGTTCTTATAACGATTAATATTCTCAGCATTCTTAAGCATATAAAGCTCAACAGCCGTATCTGCGTCTAAACCAACTGCGTTAATAATGTTAGCAATGTAGTGCAAGATATCAACCACTTCAAACTGAACTTCTGCTAAGTCCTCTGCACTCAACTCAGTAAAGGGTCGTGCAGCATATTCTTGGTGGGTTGCTTTCCATCGTTTCCAAACTGAACTAGCGGGACCAGTACCATTGCTCATTCCGCCTAAGGATGTTAACAACTCACGGAACTCATCATCAATTAAGTCCTTCTGGTATCGAAGGTATTCAACCAACTCACCACAAGTTGCAGTCTGAGCCATGTTGGTTGGATCTTTGTTAGCATCTGGAAGTCGAACAGAGAGTTCCTTCTGGAGTTGAATTTGAGTGTCCAACACCATTTGCAGTGTTGAACGTCCGTTTCGTGTGTAGTTGCCAATTTCCTCTCGGAGCTTTGTTAACTGCTCTGGTGTAGCTAAGTGAGCGCAGGAGTTAAAGACACTCATTCTTCACCACCATCATAACCAATGCCTGGTGCTTTGATCATTGAGAACACCGAACGAGCGAACTCATAAAACTCTTCATCTTTAGCTGCTTCCATAGCTAAGTTAGCTGCGTGATACATCTTTGCCATGCGGTTGAAGTCTTTCTTAGGAACTTGAAACTCTTTGTGCATACGCTCAGCAATGTCCTTCTGTAAGTCTTTCTCTGCTTGAACACGAGTCATGCTCTGTGACATCTCACGAAATGCGCCTTCTAGTGCATTTGCTAGGTTCTGAGTGATCACTGCTGGTAGTTGGCTGCTTTCTTCTTCGTTTACTAAGCTCATGGTGTAGTCTCCTTGGTGGTTGGTTAAGCGGTTACTGTTCAAAAACAAGTGAAGTTGTTTCGAAGCTGTCTCGGTAGTTGTTAATAAGGTACTGTTTATAGTCTGGTTCTTGGTTCTTAAACACTCGGATGGCTAGTGAAAAGAATGGGTGACGGTTGTACTGTTGACCAATCTCTGCAAGTGTTAGTTGTTGCTGGGTCCACTTGTTAACCAGTTCAACTGTTTGCTCCTCGCAACTCTTCATCAAGTGTGCAATTGTGTGTGCAACTTCATTCACTTTTGCTAATGCGGTTGGATTGTTGTCGAACAGTGGCATCAAGTCATCAATTTGCTCATCTAACACTAGGTCGAAAATGTTTCGTGCGTGATAGCTTGTAGCGCGATGCCGATTGATATACCACTGAGTCTTCAGCTTTACTCGTTGACCGTTTTCTAACAAGAACACCCAACCCTCAATGCCTTCAACAGTTTTAGCCTTTTCGATGTAAGCTTCGATTGAGTTAATGAATGTGGCGTCAACTAAGCTAACACCAAACACATTAGTAACTGACATCAAGTCAAAGTAATCAACTTCCTGTCCAGTAGCATTGTTGCGCATCATTAGTAATGTTAATTGCTCATCTCCGTTATAGTCAACCACAATACGATTAGCAGGGGAGATATACTCAAAGCTAGGAGTAAACCCAAGAGCTAACCAATGACGGATGTATTCAACCAAGTAGGTGTTATCTGGGCGATCTAAAAATGCTTGAGCAGCAATAGCAACATCTGAGTGGAAACTCTTCTTGGTCTTAACACGAATAGTATCATCACTCAATAACACAGGAGTAATCATAGAGCCATCTAGCTTATCATATACCAATGCACCACGAAAGTCTAATTGGCTCAACTGTGTCTCAGCATTTTCATTCAAGTTGAAGAACTTCTTCATTGTGCGAGAAGCAATGTTGCCATCTGAGTCAAAGGTGATGCCACGAGCCTCAATAGCATTAGGTACATTCCAAAGGTCAGGTGATGCAACCATGTAACAGAAGATGCTAAACTCTTCTCCGTCTACAGTTTCAACTCGTTCACGAATCTCTTCCCGACTCGAAACAAGCTCTTTCATTGCTGCAATGTTCATTGTTATGATCTCCTAGTTAAGTGTTTTACTGTATGTGTATATTATAACATCTGTAGCGGGTGTTGTCAACTGATTACTGCATAATTTTCTTCAAAGAACTTAACTAGCACATCAACATCATCGTGGGTTCCATTTAGTGTGTAGGTGTGCTCTTCGCCATGAATCGTAGTAGTAATGCTTAGTGGACTCTTGCTGGGTGAACAAAGCACTTCCCAAACCCACCACTGGATAGTTTTGTTGTGTGGGCCGTACAGTGTTTCTAGCAGTGTGTCGGAGCCATTTACAACTGCATCTAACGTAGCATCTAAGATTGAGTCAACGTAAGTGTCTCCACACAGGATTTGAATTGCCTTGTTGAACCTATCGTTCTTTGCAATGCTCTCCTGGGTTACGCTGTATACCATTTCCAAGATAGCTTCGGTGGTGTAATGATAATCAGTCATTTTAGTTAATACTCTCAGTAGGTCAAGGAAAGCGAATCTTTGGTATAGTGTAAACCAACTCCGACAAGGGTGAAGAAACAACAGACTCGATCATCTCAGATTTCTTGTTCCACTTAAACTGATGAACTATATTAGCACCAACTTCAAACACCGACAAAACACTGTTCCCTGAAGCCAACCCTGTGTCAATGTAAAGTCTATTCTTCACTAAGCGGGGTTCTTTTAGTTTAGTGTGGCCATGCACTGTCAGATCAAAGTGCGGCATAACACTATCATCAAAAATCTCTGTGCGGTCCCAATAAATGAAAACCTCATCTGTTAGTCTGCGATCAATTTCATAGCCATAGAAGTGCTCTTCTAGATTGAAGTCTTTCTGGTTCTGGTTGAAGAACCTAGGTGGCATGGCTGCGTGTGTCACAGCAATTCTATCATCCACAACAATTGCATCGGGCAGTG